CTCCGCGGCGACGATCTGCTTCTTGAGCCCTTCGACACTGTTGTTGGACGTATCCTTTCCGGAGGCCTTATCGGTGGCCCGCTTCGCCTTGGACTTGGTCGAGATTTCCGTCTTGTGAGCCTGCCGGTACTTCTTGGCTTCGCGTGCGTCCTTCGACTTCTCCGCGGCAGTCTTCGGCTTCTTGGCGTCACGCTCCGCTTTCTTGGCTTCAGCGAGCTTGTCCTTCAACTTCTTGTTCAGCTCGTTGAGCTTCTTCTGGGCCTTCTCGACCCGAGCCCTCGCGACCACCTGCAACTCACGCTTCTGCTGAGGGTTGAGATCAGAGATCTGCGTGTGCTTCTTGGGCGGGGCCTTCGGGATCTTCCGTCCACCGGCCGGTGTCAGCTTGGGTGGCTGAGTGCCAGCCTTCTTCCGTCCCTTCAGCTTCCTCGTCCGCAGGTAGTACTGATGCGCCTTGACCGGATCGTACGGTACGTCGGCGTGCATGAGGATCTCGCCGTTAGGCAGCTTCACCGGGCACCTCCAATTGATCGAAGGCTGTCTCCGCGTCGAATGGCTCTACCGCTGCTGCATCTGCGGGCGGGAGACCGGTGTCGGCCTGCGGCATGTTGGAGTTGATGAGCTGATCCGCCTTCGGCTCGGAAGACGGCTTGAACCCAACGATCTGCCGAACCTCGTTCGAGGTGAGAATCTCGTTACGAGTGAACTTGTCCGCGATGTCTGCCATACCGCCCTCGCCGCTGATCGGCACGAGCTTGAAGTAGTCGCGGAAGTACATGATCCTCTGGCCCTGCGTCCGGGCGGTCTTGGTGAGGAACGACCGATGCATTGATTCTGTGATCGCATCCAGCACTGGCTCGATGGTTCGATCCCAGTAATTCAGCATCGTCTTCTCGTCAGCCGTGCCATTCATGACCTCGGGCGTAAGCCCCAGCTGAACGTACAGAAGCTGCGTCAGGCTTTCGACCTGCGTGAGAAGATTGTTCTCGACCGGACGATTGAGCTGAGTGATCTTCTCCGTGGCGTCAGCGTAGGCGATGCCGTACTGACTGCCTCGGAGCTGGAACTCGATCTCTTGCCGGCGCTGCTCGGCCTGCTGACGACGCGATTCGGACTTGATCGTGTACGGCAGCTGGATGATGAGGTCGAGCTTGCCGGATGAGTTCTGCTCATCGACCTGATCGAGAAGATTGAGCTTGCGAACGAGACGCTGAAGCGTGGAGTTCAACTCGTTCATCACCGAGAACAGAGGATTCTCGACGATGGCGACATGTCGCTTCTCGAACGTGATGTCTTCGCGCTGCCCAGTGCGCTCATTGTAGCAGTTGACGCGAACATGCCGTGGGAACCAGCTGACGATGCGTCCAATGCGCAGCGACTTGATGTCGAAACTACCCGACTCGAGGGATACGGTGGTGTCAATCGGGCAGATAGCGCAGGTTCCCTCTTCGAAGAGCGTCATCGCGATGTCCTGTCGGAACATTCGCGCAGCCTGATCGATGTTCGCCTGGACGGTGAGGCATTCGTTCAGACCGCTAGAGACATCCTCCAAATATCGCTCTTCGTCGTCCACCTTGACGTGACGGATGCGGACCGAAGCCACATCAATGCCGAGACGAGTGTAGATCGAGGAGATGATCGATCGCTCGTTCGACAAATATAGGACCGGACGATCGGGTCGTCGGCCAAAGCTCGCGCCGTAGTACTCGGTAGACGGCGTGGTCTGTCGTCGTTGTTCCGCGCCCGCGAAAGCATTCCATGCATGCTTCAAACGGGTGCTGAATCTTGGCATCGCCTCACCTCCTTTCTATTCGAACGCGTCCGAGTTGGCTTTGAACGCAACATAAGCGTCCATCATGGCAGCGACATTGTCGATCTTCTCCTCCTGTCGCTTCTTCAGGAGCTTACGGTTACCGTTTGTGTCCTCGAGGGTGATGGCATTACCCATCGACCAGGACATGAGAGATTCATCAAACAGCAACATGCGGTCTTCGCTCAGCTTCTTGAGCTCTCCAAGAGGAACGGATTCGGTCTTGGCACCCTGGATTACCTTCTCCAGTCCGAAAGGACCATTCTCCGCTTCCCATCGCTCGACGAACGACTTGGCGTTGTACGGATCGAACCCGAACGTACGTACATCGATGTTGTTCGCGATGATGAAGTTGTCCACATCCTCGAAGATCTGTTCCCAATCGAGAACAGTTCCCGGCATGACATGAAGCGTTCCTTCGTTGACGAACTCGTCGTACTTGAACCGAGTAGCGCCAGGCAGAAGCATGAGGGTACGCTCGGTGATGTAACTGCGCACCTTGATTCCGAACTCACCTCGACTCAGCGGGAAGAGGAATGTGAACGCCCAGAAATCGTCACCCTGGGAAGCGTCCATCCCGAGAGAACACGGAAGATTCCAGAACTCCTTCTTCCTATGGGGAATAGTCTCCTCATAAGTGAAGAAGTATGTGTAGCCCTCCATAGGAATGCCGAATCGCTTCGCCAGAATGTCATTTCGAGATGCTGGTGCTTTTTCGGCCCGCTCCACGTCAAGGTGATACGTCTCGTAGGATACCGTGAGTCCAAGGTTCGGATTTGCTTTGAGCCACGTAGAGGGATCGTTGACTTCCTCGATCTCGTCAAGTTTGTAGTGCCAGATCGAAACGTGAGGCGCTAGGTACTCACCCTTGAGGATGTCAGCGAGTTCCATTTTGATCGTGTCGCCTGAACCGTTTCGAACAGTACCTTCGGAGCTTGTGGCGATGATCAGATAGTCGTCCAACTTGGACGCTCCCTGCTCAACAGCTCCTACCACATCTTCTCGAAGGTCTCCCGACAGCCACTCATCGATGGTAGAGATCTTAGGGCGCAACCCTTGCAGCTTATTGATGGCCATCGGGCGAATCTCAAGCAGCGAACCGGTAAGGAAGTTCTCAATTCCCTTCTTAGTCGCTGCCAGTTTGACACGAAGCGCTCGAGAACCCGTTGTGTTCTGCAATGAGCCTTCTGTGAGGAACTTGAACAAAGGCCCGCGTGCGCGCGTGATGGAGGTACGGATAGGACTGACGACCTCGTCGGCCTGCTTCATCGTGGGTGCTGTAGTGATTTGATGCGTCGTCGATGTGTCTACATTCAGGAAGAAGTTCTGAATGCAAGACGCGTACATCGACTTAGCAGCACCTCGAGCCACGATCAGGTACTGTTTGGTAACAAGGCGTTTCTTGACAACCTTGTTCACGTACCGGCCGCCGTGGCCGTCCTTTGAAGGCTGATACACACTTCGCTCGACAAAGTAGTACCAGCCAAAGATCTGCTCTGCCCAGAGTTTGAATGAGAAGAGCAGATGAAGATCACGACCGTCCGTGAGAGTGAGCTCGTTCTCGCAGTAAAGGATGAAACCGTCGACGGCCTTGTCGTCGTAGTAGATGTTGGGGTTCGCGATGAGCGCATCGATCCGGTTCATCTCCATAGAGATCTCCCGGTTCACCGGAATGTCACCACGGAGAACTGCTTCACGGAACTCGCCGTAGTATCGCGGTGTTGCGGTGTTCGATAGGCTCATGCTCACCTCCTCTACGCGCCGAGAGCCCTCTTGATCTGCTTGTTGACCTGATCGTTGATGAGCATCTGCGTCTGCTGCTTACCAACGTTGACCAACATGTTGCCCACGAACTTCGCACCCTGCTGCTTACGACTTGCCGGCGTGACGTTCTTGAGCTGCTTCTCCAGGCTCATACGAGTGACCAGCGCCTGCATCTCCTTGTTGGAAAGCGACTGGACGCCCGACTCCTTGGCCTTCTGTCGAGCCTTCGCTGCCGCGGCAGCTTCGGGACTGACCGGACCTCCGGTGTTCTTGCGACGGACACCCCACTTCATGCCCTTGACGCCGTAGTGCTTGAGGAGTCCTTCGACAGTGATGTCGGTCATGATGTCGAAGCCGCCTTTCTCTTCTTCTGCGCCCGCTCGACGAGCTTGCGGGAAGCGACGCTGGCTCCGGCAGCACCACCAGCAGCTGCGGTGCCCACTCCGGGGATGCCGACAGCGATGAGACCGAGGACGATCTTCTCGCCTCTGGTCATGCGAAGAGCCGTGACGCGATCGGGATGGTCGAGGAAGACCTGGTTGAGCTGCTGGTGGTCCTTCTTGGCCTGCGTTCGAGTTGCCTTGTCCCGGCTGGTCACGCTCTTGGCGAACGCTTTGTTCGCCGCGGCAGCGCGGGAGTTCTGCTTTGCTCGAGCGAGAGTGATGTCACTCGACGACGGCTTGTCCTTCCGGACTCCCCACTTCATGCCCTTGACCCCGTGATGCATGAGCTCGTTGACCGCCTGAGCGCCGGCATCCGACATGGCCATGTCCTGCTCCGACCAGTTGGTTGGCCTCGGGTTCTCGGTCAGAACGAATTCACTCCCTTCCGAGTCGCCGTACCAAACAGCGACCTTGTCGAACGACACGTATTGGGTCCCCATCGGGTCCCAATCATCGGGATGAGCGGGAGTGTCCGGGTAGCCGAGCGTGAGATGTGGCTTCCAGTCCGTGCGTTGAGGAATGGCGTTGTACGCCATCTGGATCTCTTGGTTGTACTTCAGCGTCTCGCGGAAATCGATCAGCTGCCAAGGGATCTCCTTGGTGAAGAAAAGAACGTCAGCCTCATCGGAACCGAGAGTGCCTCGATGATCGACGAGCAGGTTGAACGGTTCGAGTTGCCTCGCCCGTTCCTTGACGTACTCGACGATCTTGGCCACGTTCGGGTTCGATACGGCGTCGCCCAGAAACAGGATCGTGAGATGCGGGGCCTTCTCGCTCGAGACGGCCCACACGGGGTCATCTGCAGCGGGGATGGCCACAATGACCAGGTTAGCCACTAGACCACCTCCGTTGATGTCCAGTTTGCCTCCTCGCGGAGGATAGAAATACGCCACTCGTACTCCTGGAGCTGCTCCTTCATGCTCTGAAGTGCGAAAGACGTCGGCGGCGGGTCGAACAGAAGCCGAACCCGCAGATAGACGTAGGTCTTGCACGCGTTGACGATAGAAATATCGCCGTCGATGAAGTCGTCCCACGTCTTGGTGTCGTCGTCGATGGCGAAGCCCCCCTGAGGGCCCACACCGAGCTGGTAGAGGGTGGAGAAGGCGGTGTTGATATGAGTCAGCACCATCTCATCGAACGCAGTGTAGTCCGACTGCAGTCCGAGGATCTTCTTGACACTGTTGAGAATACTGGTTTCCATCTACTCCACCCCCTTTCAGGGTTATGCGAGGTTGCCTGTCAGCGCCAACACGATCAGCGTGGTCGCTGCGGAGACGAGGACGGCGAGAAGCCAGACCGGAATATCCATCACCCCCCTAGCCGTGCTCGAGGGTGTAGTTGAGCAGCGGCTCCGGGTTGAGGTTGCCGATGCCACGGTTGCCCACCGTGCCGTCGTTGTGCATCAGATGCACATGCCAGGCGTTGGCGAACCCAGCGTGGCCGAGAACTGCTCCGGCACGCAGCTCCTGCCCCACCTTGACGACGGCCTTCTCGGCGTGGCCGTAGCCGATGTGGTGGCCCTTGGTGAACGGACCGATGTCGTCGAGAATCTCGACCTGGATGATCCCGTCGCCCTTGGCCTTGAGCTTCGGATCGGACGGAGCGCCCTTCCCCCACCAGCCCGTCGAGCGCACATCGACGACACGGCAGCGAACCATGGCGAAGATCGGCACGTCGGGCTGGCAGATGACGTCGACACCGTCGTGAACCGGCGGGTGGTAGCCCCAGGAATGCTGCAGGACGTTGGTGACGGGCTTGTGGACCCGACCGGTGTCCCCGTGCCAGCGCTTGCGAAGAG